GGCGGGGAGGGATAGGGGGAAGGGGGGAAAAACAAAAAAGGTGTAAATAAAAAATACCCTAAAGATGAAAGTGTTCAGATTTAAAATTAGCATTTTCGCGGCAATTCTTTGCGCGATTGTAACAATTGGGGTCAATTTTGTCTTCAAATTTCTGGATAAAAATTATTTTTATAAACACTACTTACCGCAAAACGAAGTTCGGCCATTAGAACCAAAGACAGAAACAAACAAAAAAGATTACTTTTATTTATCGATTGAGCCTCCAGAAAAGAAAACTTTCTTTATTCAGTCTTATGATTCTGAATATTTAAAGCAGTCTTTAATAAAAAATGGCCTATCTCCAGAAACTGCAATCATACTAAGGGATGAAAAATATTCATTGGTTGATGCTCAATGGTTCGATAGTTATGCAGATTGGTGGGCAAATTTCTTAGAAAAAAACTACATATCATTCGAAAATGATACGTTCGATTGTGATAATTTCTCGGATCTATTTATGGTCATTTTTGGCCTATCAAATACAACTTCAATATACAAATCTAATGCTCAATTAGCCTGTGCTACAATCATTGTAAACAATGTATATTCTTTCGCGGGCATACCCGCGCAGGAGGACTCTTGGCACTCTCTTAACCTAGTTTGGACAAGTTCTTCTTGGTTTGTTATAGAGCCCCAAAATGGAGTCTATATAAGCCTAGATTCATATCCTAACAAAAAGCATATAAAGGCAGTCATATTTTAGTGTAAACATACTATATGGAAATTGATTTTTCGAAACAAATAGCCGAGGCCGGTAAGACTGGGCTTTGGGATAACATCAGAAAAAAGAAACAAAGAATGGGCAAAAACTATCGCCCAGCAAAGCCCGGTTCTCCTGACCGCCCAAGCAAGAAAGCTTGGGAGAAGGCTCAGGCCGCTATTGAACTTACATACACTGAGGCAGAGAAGAAAACTCTCAATAAGCCATTCAGACTCCCTTCTGGCTCGAAAAAGAAGTTTGGCGTTTACGTCAAGAACCCAAAAGGCAATGTAGTGATGGTTAAGTTTGGCGACCCAAACATGGAGATCAAACGTGACGACCCAGACAGACGTAAAAACTTCCGCGCCCGCCATCAATGCGATAGCAATCCCGGTCCAAAATGGAAAGCTCGTTATTGGAGTTGCAGAATGTGGGAAGGCGGCAAGTCTGTGACTCAAGTCACAAAGGGGTCAATCGCTGAAACTAGCGAAGCCTCTGAGGAGCTTTTTGATTTAGCTGATCTTTTGAATCAAAACCCAAATCTTTCCACAGCCGCAGAAATAGAGACTGAAAACGAAGAGATGGTTGACTATCAAGAAGAGGCTACAGAGATGGCTTATCAAAACCTATCGACAATCAAAAGAAAAGCCGAGCAATTAATGGCAATAATTGATGCAAATCCAGAAGCTGCTATGGAAATTACTGAGCCTTGGGTCGCAGCTAAGATCACTGTAATTGATGACTACATTGGCGCAGTCCACGATTACTTATCTTCTGAGTCAACAGAAGATTAATTAAGTATTGACAAAATATTCATACGCTCTACTATCAGGTAGAGCGTATGAATAAAATTCAAATAGGAGGCCAAAAATGGCCTCTTAACATCGATAATTTTTCTTTTAAAGACAGATTAAAAATCTGTTCTTTTTTTCTAAATAAGAAAAACAGATGGACTCAGGCAGATCTAGTTCACCAAATTGAACTTAAGATGGCCGATTTTGTCGGCGCAAAGCATGCTATTTTTTGCTCCAGTGGCTCGACTGCCAATACAATGTTGGCTATGAGTCTTAGCGATAGAAACTCAAGAAAAAAACTTGTAGTCTTTCCGTCTACGACTTGGACAACATCCGTATCTCCATTTGTCAGAGAAGGTTTTTATCCTGTATTTGTAGATATTAATTTCGACGACTTTTGTTTTGATTATGAAAAGCTGGAAGCTTATGTTTCGGCTAACAAAGAAGATATTGCTTGTATTTTTCCAACAAGCCTACTTGGATTTGTTCCAGACATCAAGAGACTAAAAGAAATCAGTTTTAAGTATGATGTTCGTATGATGATGGACAATTGCGAAAATACAATGGGACTTTATGAAGGCAAAAACATATCTTCTTTTTTCACTTCTACAACTAGCACGTATTTTGGGCATCAAATACAAAGCGTAGAAGGAGGCTTCGTTTTTACAGATTGTAATTACGAAAAGGATTACTTCCTAATGCTTAGGAATCACGGAATGACCAGATCAGTGCAATTTCCGCAGTCATACAATAATCCAAATGTCGATTCTAAATTCGACTTCTATTTGCTAGGGAATAACTTTAGAAACTCAGATATCAATGCTTTTATAGGGCTAATTGATCTTTCTAAAGCCAAAGACTATAGAATCAAAAGAATAAAACTTTATGAAAGATACAGCAATCTGCTATCTGGATACAAATATGTTTTGCCCAAAAAATATGAAAATAGAACGCATGTAGCTTTTTGCCTACCAGTTATTTGTAAAAATAAAGAAACGAAACGTCTTGCTGAGTTAAAATGTTTAGAAAACGATATAGAGACAAGGCCGATTATATCTGGAAATTTGCTGAGACAAACTTGTTATAAAAAATACGCCGATTATTCGCTATTTCCAAATAGCGAATTTTTACATCAAAATGGATTTTACGTTGGACTTCACGCAAAACTTGAAGACCAAAATATTTTGGATCTTGTCGCTACTTTAAATACAATTTAACATGCCTCAGGAAAGAATCAATAAAATTAGCGAACTTCTTTTAGAAGAGATTGCGGAACGTTTTAATAAAGAGCCCATTCACAATACTGACATAGAGTTTAGCGAAAGCTTCGCTGAGATTATGGATAGATTTATTGTCTTACACATTAGAATGTGGAAGCTAGAGGATGCGATTGCTGAGGCCAAATCTGACAGTGAGGTAGCCGATCTAAAAAGAAAGATAGACTACTGCTTTAAAGATCGCAGGCCAAAATTGACAAAAGCGATCAACTCATACTTGGACATTTACGTTAATAAAAACCACGTAAAAAAGTTTTCAGAAGAAAATATTAAACTTTACAAAGGCTTTAAAAACTAGTGAGAGTTGCAAGTATATTTAATGGAGGTCTTGGCGATCTATTGTTATGTAATAGATTTACTCCTGCTATTTTAGATACTTTTGAAGTAGATAAAATTGATATTGTAAGACCATACATAAATGATCCAAGCGAAGCAAATGACATAGGTAATCTAAATTTTGTCAAAAACAGCTTCAGTAAATTTTACAGCGACATAAAGTTTTGTAAAAAAAATAATGCCAATCCAGAATTAGATCATTTGCAGCAATCCTGCGATACGCTTTACGATTTTCATGGATCAGAGATTTATGATAAAGTATACAACTTTATACCTGATCGTTTATACTTTTTAAAATACAATGAGCTTCCAATAAATAAATATTATAATTTTTTTACAAAACCCCATTGCAGCATAAACAATTTAGAAAAAAAAGATTATGTATATTTTTTTCCGGTAGCAAGAGAAAATCAGCACGAACTTCTTAAGTTTCCAATAGACTTTTCAAAAAAAATAGTAGATGCCCTGAGCGGTAAATACGAATTAATTTGTCCAGTTTCAAAGAGCAATGACTTTCTTAAAAGATATTGCAATGAAATTGGGATTAAGTATTATGAATGCGATCTGCATGAAATGTGGGCTTTTGCAAAAAATTGTAAAGCTGCTATTTGCTGCGATAGTGGGCCAAAACTTTTCCCAATGCATTTTGATAAACCAGTTATCACAATAACTGGCTTTTTTGATAACAAGGTCGGTGTCCCTGATTATAGATTTTTAGTGAGATGGCTTTTGTCCAAAAAGACCATTCTTCCTATGAATGTTGATCCAAATCTGCTTTTACGGATATTGGATTTTATCACTACAAACTTAGAACAAAGAATAAACTTAAACTATCATTAATTATGATTTTAGATCAAAAAAAATATTGGATGCAATTTGCGTCACTTGCCGACAAAGATACTTTATGCAAAGACTTGCATGGCTCATGGGACAAAGAACAGCAGAAGTACACATCTTACTGTGATATGCCAGATGAGTGCGTTTCTATTTTAAAACAGAATACCTCAATGACGGCAGTATTAGATTTCGGTATTGGCATGGGAAGAAACTCTGGATACTTAAAGAGTCTTTATAAAAGTTATAAAGGATATGACACTCCACCAATGCTAGAAAACTTGCTAAAAAATAACTTGATAGACAAAGAGTCTTTAATTTTTGATTTTAGTAATATCAAAAACCTTACATTTGATTTGGTATATGAATCGGTAGTGATGCAGCATATGCCGCCACAAGAAGTTCTTTATGTATTGACTGCATTATCTTATCATTCTCCGTATTTATTTTCTTGCACAAGATCATACAATGACTTTCTTAGAAATTTTCAAGAAAGAAAAGGAGGGGTAAATATAGCGCTTCTTAGAAAAGCCTTGAATTGTTACGAGCCGGTTTATAGCAGTCTGCCAATCAATGAAATTGAATCATTAAGCGACGAGACTGAATACAAAATACTTTACAAGTCTAAGAATTTTTCTCTATGAAAAAAGTAATCGTTACTGGAGTTACGGGCCAAGATGGAAGTCATATGGTAGACTATCTACTTGCCAATACAGATTATTATATTTTTGGCGGGGCAAGGCGCTTGAGCGTTTCAAACCACTCCAACATTTCTCATGTTAATTCAGATCGTTTTAAAATAATAGATCTTGACTCTACTGATCCAGAAAACATCAATAGCGTGATCTCTTCGATTAAGCCAGACTATTTCATCAACTTTGCGGCCAATTCATTTGTTGGGACAAGCTGGGAGCTTCCAGTAAACCATATTCAAACCAATACAATGTCTGTTCTTTACCAGCTTGAGGCAATTAGAAAATTTGCCCCAAACTGCCGCTACTACAACGCTGGTTCGTCTGAGGAATTTGGCGATGTAGTTACTGTTCCACAAGACGAGAACCATCCTCTTCGCCCAAGAAGTCCCTATGGAGCATCAAAAGCTTCAGCAAGACATATCATGAAGGTATGGAGAGAGTCTTATAAGATATTTGCCGTACAAGGTTGGCTTTTTAATCATGAAGGCACTCGCAGAGGAAAAGAGTTTGTCACTAGAAAAATAACATCTGGCATAGCATCTATTTATTATTCTTTAAAGAATAACGAAAGCTTTAAACCAATTGAGCTTGGCAATCTTGATTCAAAAAGAGACTGGAGCGATGCCGAAGATTTTATTGACGGCGTTTGGAAAATGATTAATAATAAAGAGCCAAAAGACTATGTTTTGTCTTCCAATGAAACTCATACAGTAAGAGAATTCGTTGAATTAGCCTTTACGGCTGCTGGAATTGAAGGCCAATGGCTTGGCAACAAAGGAACTACAGAGGAGATTTTTTTGGAAAAGTCATCCAAGAAAGTTCTGTTAAAAATTAATCCAGTGTTTTTTAGACCGGCAGAAGTGGACATCCTACTTGGAGATTCTACTTTAGCCAGAAGAGAGCTTGGATGGAAGCCAAAAACTTCATTCCCTGATCTGGTTAAAAAAATGGTAAATAACGATATTGCTTTACATAATAAATGATTAATGAATATGTAGAGTATTGCCTTTTTAATGAGTTTGATACAAGAAGGATCAAACTACCAAAAGATCCGTCAAATTGCCATTTATTCAAAAACGAAGTTCAATTTAAAATTGAAAACAATCGTCTTTCAATAGAAAGAAAAAATGAATTTATTGATGAATTCAGACTTTGGTTTTTTATAAATTTTACTTGTCAGGTATTAAATACTAAAGCTCTACCAAATCTTAATTTCAAAGGTATAGTTTCTCTTGGAGACGGACCAGAGAACGATTCTACTGAAAGCAGGCTTTGCTTTGCCAGAGAAAGAGAAAGCCCTCACATTTGCATACCAGATCCTCATTTACCAAATCTGCTTCAGACTTGCAATGAGAAGCTTTCGTTGTGGGATATTCCATTTGCAGAAAAAATAGACAAAGCATGTTTTTTCGGCTCCGACACCGGAAGAAAAGCTAAAGACGGATCAATTCAAAGAATTAGATTTTGTGAGCTTTACAAAGATAGCCAGCTAATAGACGCAAAAATTACAGCCTTTGTTCAGGGGCAGGCACACGCCTCAATCTACAGGAAACCTCTTACTATAGAACAGCAATTAAAATATAAGTTTATATTTAATATTAACGGTAACACGACATCTTGGGAGAGATTGATTTGGGCTATGAATTCAAATTCTATTTGTATTTTTATTAAGCCACCACGCTATCAAGATGAGCTATCTTGGTATTATCATATTTTTGATATCTTTCGACCATTTCCAGAAGTTGATGAGTTGGGCGCAGAAAATTTTCTTACCAGCCTCGCCAAGAATAAATATTTGCTAGAAGATATTAAAAATCAGCAAAAAATCTTTGGGAAAACTCTTGCCAACGTCAATCTACATGCTCAATACTACTCCTCAGTACTGTTAAACTATCATTACCTGTACAATGGATTACTCAAATAAAGTTCAATTAATAGGTGTTTATGGAGACGATATGACCCATGCATGCTCTGCTTGGACCTCAACAAGCAGAGAGGTGACGGAAGAAAAGAAAGGTCGAATCGAAAATCTTCTAAAGATGCTGGCAGATAACGGCCACCATACTCCATTCGAAAAGTCATCTCTTCATTTTCTGATCGATACTGAAATTGCTTCACATATTCACTTAATTAAGCATCGAGTAGGGGTTTCGGTAAATGGAGAATCCGCAAGATACAAAGAGCTTAAAGAGGATAAATTTTTAATCCCAAACGATTGGCCCGATAGCTGGAAGGAGATTTTGCAGACGCACACAGAAAGAGGATTGGATCTTTACCATAAGTGTATTAACGATCTTGTTCAAAACCATAAGTTTGATCGAAAGAGGGCCAAAGAATCTGCGAGATTTTTTAGGGGCTATAATACGCAAATTACTGCTGATGTGATGTTTAACTGGCGTTCTTTTTATCACTTTCTAAACCTTAGAAATAAGCCAGATGCCCAGAAGGAGATCCGAGAGCTTGCTGCTGAGATGTTGAGGCTTGTGTCTGAAACCAATAAGTTTCCACTTACAATCAAGGCTTTTGGTCTAGCTTGATCATAATAGTGTAAACTATTATGTGATAACTCCAGAATTAATCAGCCTGTTTGGCGGGGCCATAACAGGCTTTATATTTAGAATTATTGCGTTAAAAGCAGAGGAAAGCAAGAACCGCTTTGATCGCATGATGAGCGCGATTGATAAGCAGGACGAATCTGCTGACAAAGCTTCAAATAGAGATGCTGATTTTGGCAAGGTAATCAGACGGATGATTGTTATGTCTGTGATATTCTCTATCGTAATATCACCATTTGTAATGGCCCTACTCGGAATCCCAACTTACTTAGAGGTGAGTTATCAAGATGGCGGCGGAATGTTTGGCCTACTTGCTGATAAGACTAAAACTGCTTTTGTTGAAATTTCTGGTAATTTAATTACCACTGAGATAAGGCAGTGTCTAATCGCAATTACTGGATTTTATTTCGGTTCTGCCGCAGCAGCAAATAAGTCGTAACCTCTTGACAAGGTTAGCCTGATTTGCTAGGAGTAGTTTGTGAAAGAAAAAATCAATCGACACAAGATTATTAAAAATCTAGTGGATGTTCCAGATCAGGCTCCAAAAGCCTTTTGGCAAAAGGAGATGGTCTTGCTCAAGAAACTGGAAAAGCGTTTTGGTATTGACTTTTTAAATCAGTTAAAAGTCGAATCAAAGGTTCCAACGGTTGCGTTTTATTTCGCGCCTTGGAAGCTTAAACTGCTTGAAATCGAGTTCAAGGAGTATTACTATAATCGCCTTCACAAAGAAGATCTTGCCAGTGAGCAAAAAATTGGCAAAGATGCAAAGGTATCCCGCAAGAAAACAATCAAAGAATTTTTAACATGAGCCGTAAACCAAAAGAAGAAGAAAAGCAAGACGCCGTATCATCCAAGAGTGTTCTTGGCTCCTTTCTAAAGGAAAAGAAGGAAGATCATTATAATTTTGAAGAGGCTGTAAACTATCGAGTTTCCACGGGCTCTTTGAATATGGATATGCAAACTGGTGGCGGTCTCGGACCGGGTTTGCATAGATTTGTAGGCTTTACCGAAGGCGGTAAAACATCCGCATCACTTGAAGTAATGAAGAACTTCCTCAATACAGTGCCAAACTCAAAAGGCTTTTACATCAAAGCCGAAGGACGGCTCTCAGACGAGATGAGAACTCGCTCTGGCGTAAAGTTCGTGTTTGATGCTGATGAATGGGAGGCTGGAACTTGCTTTGTTTTTGAGTCTAATATCTATGAGACCGTAGTAGATGCGATGCGAAAGCTGGTCATGTATAACGAGGAAAAGAACAAGTACATGTTTATTATTGATTCTGTAGACGGTCTTATCGCCAAGAATGATCTAGATAAGACTTTCGAGGAGTCAACGAAAGTTGCTGGTGGAGCCGTTATTGCTGCCAATCTTATGAAAAAGATCTCCATTGCCCTGACAAAGAGGGGCCACATGGCGATATTTATTTCTCAAGTAAGAAGCGATATCAAGCTTGATCCATATAGCTCTGCGCCAATTCGTCAGACTTCTGCAACTGGCGGCAATGCCCTACTGCACTTCGCTAACTTCATCTTTGAGTTCGAACCAAGATTTGAAGGAGATATCATCCTAAAAGATCCTGCGATTAAAAAAGCAGACCCAGTAAAAAATCCAATCATTGGTCATTACTGTAAGATTTATATCAAGAAGAGCCCAAATGAAAAGAGTAAAAATCGAGTTTCTTATCCTATCAAATATGGAAGAAAAGACGGTCGCTCTGTTTGGCTCGAAAAAGAAATCGTTGATATGCTAATGACTTGGGAGCTTGTTTCGCGTTCTGGTGCTTGGTACTACACATCTGACGAACTGCGAGAGCTTGCCAAAAAGTCAGGGACAGAGCTTCCAGAGAAGTTCCAAGGCGAAAATGCAGTTTTCCAATTCATCGAAAACGACGAAAAGCTCACAAAGACACTTCACAAATACTTTGTGGATATGATCGTTGGTAAAGATGAAATTCAAAACGCTTAATGGAAAAGAGCGCTTCCTGCGAAATGCAAGGAAGTATGCTATAAATTGGGAAGGCAAGTCCAAAAGTAATATACAGAGAGCGGTAAAGGAATTTCTTTATCGCTACTGGCATAGGGATATCGTCTTTGAGGAGCTTAGGATTGTAGGGACAAGACTGTCCTTAGATATTTATAATGCAAATAAAAAGATTGCTGTGGAAGTTCAAGGCAGGCAGCATCAGACGTATAACCCATACTTCCACGGCAATGACCGCAGAAACTGGCTTTCCCAACTAAAAAGGGATGACTTAAAGCTCAATTTCTGCTTGACAAACGGGATAACTCTGGTAGAAATCTACGAGACAGATCTCATCTGCAAAGAAACGTTCGAAAAACAAGGCATCATACTCTGATGAAAAAATCTAATAAGGAACTTCCAGAAGAAGAGAAAGACTTTCTTTTTCCAACAGAACTAGTAGAACAAATCTACGAGCTTTCTGGAAATGCGGAAAGCCACAAAGGAGTTATCCTCTGTGTTCTTTCGCCCAAAGGTGTACCTCAAATTTATTCAAGATACGACTCTATCGTTACTTCTCTTGGCATGCAAAAAGCCCTTGACAAGTGGCTTGATCAAGAAGAAGAAAAGCTAGATACAAGTGGCGAAGAATAAAAATGCTTTACTCACTAGAAGTTGAGCGCCAGTTTTTAGCTGGCCTAATTCAGCATTCTGAAGCATACGCAGAGATCTGCGACTTTATTTCAGAAGCCGATTTCTATTCTGACGATACAGTTGTTCACAAGACAATTTACCATATCATTAGAAAATGCATTGAGGCTAATGAAAAGGTTGATGAGATAATTATTGCCCAAAGAATTAAAGAGATAGGAATCTCTTTCAAAGATAACATTGATATCTTTGATTATCTCAGGTCTCTCGCCATCAGAAAGACAAACAAGAATACTGCGGTTTCCGCTGCCAAAGAAATCAAAAGATATTCCATCAGAAGAGCCATCCACTCTTCTGCTCTGGATGTGGCAGATAAGATGAAGAAGATCGCGCCAGACTCTTCTTATCAAAAGATTATTGAAGAAGCCGATGGAGCTTTTAATAAAATAATTAATATTTACGAAAACAATGAAGAAAAACCCATCAATATCTTCGATGAGATGGAAAGCGTCATCGAGGAGCGAGGAAACAATCCAATCACTGAGTTTGGATTTATGGGTCCGTTTCCAACCGTTAATAAGATTTACGGCTCACTTCTCCGACCAGGCAATATTACCGTCATTGTCGCTAGGTCTGGCGTAGGCAAGACCCTTCTTGCTCTCAATTACACCACAAAGGTTTCGGCACAGTATGATGTGCCAGTTCTCCATTTTGACAACGGAGAAATGAGCAAAGAAGAGGTTATCATGCGCCAATGCGCTGCATTGAGCCATGTTCCCATGCACTTGCTGGAAACAGGACTTTGGCGCAAGGCTGGTGAGGATGTTGTTCAAAGAGTTCGCTCAACTTGGACCAAGATCAAGAATCTTAAGTTTTATTATTACAATGTCGGTGGTATGACTACTGATCAAATGATTAATAATCTTAAACGTTTTTATTATTCAAAGATTGGCAGGGGCAACCCATTGATCTTTAGCTTTGATTATATCAAGCCTTCCGCAGACGCTGAGAGCGGAAAGCCAGAATGGCAAGTCATTGGCGATATGCTGAATAGATTTAAAAAGACTATTCAGCGAGATATCGTCCAAGATCAAAAACCAATGATCACGATGTTCACTTCTATTCAATCAAATAGAAGCGGAATTACCACAAACCGAAATTCCGACGCGATCAATGATGATGAGGGCATCGTCTCTATGTCGGATAGAATTACGCATTATTGCTCGCATATGGCTATCCTGCGACCTAAGACGGCAGACGAGCGCCAAGAAGAGGGCGTGACATTTGGCTCCCATAAGCTTATCTTCGTCAAGAATCGGTTTCTGGGATCAGATGTGGCTGGGGCTGTCGAACTTGTCAGAATGCAAGATGGAACCCTAAAGAAGAATTTTATTAATCTTCAGTTCGAAAACTTTGACATTAATGAACGTGGAGATCTAAGAGATATCGTTAATCAGGCTGATACTGGAGGAACAACACTACAACGCGCAAATGAGCAGGATGATGTCCCAGACTTCAACAATTGATCCAACTATCCTAAAGTCTTCTCTTGAGTCTTTGGGCTATCAATTGAAAGATTATGGCAGCTACTGGCGAACCAGAGCTATTTATCGCGGAGGAGACAACTCTACCGCTTTAAAGATATATAAAAATAGTGGAGTCTGGACGGATTTTGCAGAGACAAGTTCAAGGAGCTATCCTTTTCAGAGGCTTGTTGAGCTTACTCTTGACACCAAGGATTCACACATTGTAAATAAATATGTAAAATTTGATCCACAGAATATCATTCATGTAGAGGTTAGAGAAAAGATCGAAATGGAAAAAATATATCCAGAAGACATACTGAACAATCTTTTGCCAGAGCTTTCTTTTTATCAGAAGAACTGTATCAGCGATGATACCCTAAATTTTTATAAGTGTGGATATGCTACTTCTGGACAGCTTTTTCGACGTATAGTTTTTCCAATCTATAACCAATTTGGTCAGATTCACGGCTTTTCTGGAAGAGCAATCTTCTGGGACAAGAGTTCAGAGTATCCTAAATGGAAGCATGTTGGCAAACGCGCTGATTGGGTTTACCCTCTCTACATCAAAAGAAATGGGCACGAAGAGATCAAAGAAGGTATCGAAAAAGAAAAGAGCGTTATTATCGTAGAGAGCATTGGTGATAGCATGGCGCTTTTTGAGCGTGGCTTTAAAAACACAATTGTAACTTTTGGCCTTGGAGTTTCATCAAAGATTTGTTCTGCTCTTGTCGCCCTTGATCCAGATAAGATTATTATAGCCTCAAATAATGACGACGAAGGTGATATCAATCATGGGCTGATCTCTGCTTGCAAAAGCTATCTACAGCTATGCTCGATATTTGATCCGGTTAAGCTTGAGATTAGACTTCCTATTAAAAATGATTTCTTTGACATGCATATTTGCCAGCTTGAAGGCGAAAGTGGTCTTTTTGCTGAATGGGTAAACAAGCGAGTAAACCCAAAGCTTCAAGCCGAAAGCATCTATAGAATCGCAGTAGAAAATAAATTTCCAGAAAACCTTATTAAAAAAGCTGAGTATATTTTAAATGAAATTTGACAAAAACTTATATCAAACTGTAGAGGGATGGTGCAATTTTCAAAGTCTTTATGAGCTACAAGTAGACGCTCATGATAACGCTAATTTTATAGAAATTGGATCTTGGAAAGGGCAAAGCGCTATTTTGATGGCTTCTTTAATAGCAAACAACAATAAAAATATTAAATTTTTTTGCGTTGATACGTGGCAAGGAAGCGATGAGCATAAAAATGATTCTAATGTACTAAGCAACGACCTTTTCGAAACTTTTCTAAAAAATATCGAGCCTGTCAAAGATTACATTTATCCAATAAGAAAAACTTCTTTAGAAGCCGCATCATCGTTTCCAGATAATTTTTTTGATTTTATTTTTATTGACGCTGCACACGATTATGAAAACGTAAAGAATGATATAAACGCTTGGTATCCAAAGTTGAAAAAAGGAGGAACTTTTGCTGGACATGACTTTCACCCAAATTGGTCCGGTGTTATTCAAGCTGTATCAGAATGGAGCAACCAAAATAAAAAGTATATTTCTATCGAAGGAACCTCTTGGGTTCATTTTAAAAATTCTTCTAGTTGAAAATAGACAATAAACATACCGCCCTGTCCGCTAGCAGAATAAAGACGCTAGAAAAATGCAGTTGGTCATACTGGTGCAATTACATCCTCAAGCTTCCCGAAAAAAGTAATGATGGCGCCAATAGGGGTAACGTCGTTCACTTTGTTTTGGACGTTTTAGCGAAAGATAAAAGAAAGCCTTACGTAAAGACTATCTTAAAAGAAAAAGATGTCTTTGTGATTCCTTCCGTTCGAAAGCTTATGCTTAGACACGCTAGAGATCACGGTGTTTCAGATCCAGAGAATCTTGATCTGATTAAGCAGATGACCCTTACTGCTTTGGAGTATGACTTTTGGGGAGACTCAAAGCTAAAGCCCGTAAAGGATATCGGAGAAAGAGATTTTGATATTACGGTCAATAAGGGCAAAAAGAAATACAGAATCAAAGGCTTCATCGATAGACAGTTCATTTACGAAGACTTCACTTCTGTTGTCCGAGACTACAAAACTAGCAAAGCAGTCTTTGCTGGAAAGGACGCCGAGGATAATTTGCAGCACTTGATGTATACTCTTGCGGCTAAAAAGCTAGATCCAGAACATGAAGTTTCGATGGAGTTCCTGTTTTTAAAGTTCTCGTTGAAAGACAAAACAAAGTCTGGAGGGCTTTTAAAGATGGGCTCTTTATCAAAGAAAGATTTGAGTGACTTTGAAAATCATCTTACAGAAGTGCAAAAAGTTGTAGATAACTTTACTGAAGCGGACGCATATTCAAATTTTGCTGCTGACAAGCCTATGCCCTCAGATGGCTCATTCAGCGGCAAGCTTTCTTGTGGCTTTGCCAAGTATAAAGGCCAACTGAAAAAAGACGGCAACCCAATGTGGCACTGTCCTTATAAGTTTGGTTTTAATTACTATGCCTTGAGAGACAAGGATAATAAAATAATTAAAACCTTTCTTGAAGAAGACAAGGAGCAAGCTTTTAAGCTAGCCAAGGAAGAAGAAAAAGTTACCAAAGAAACGTATCTTGGGTGCCCAAAGCACTTGACATCCTAGACTAGACTGGTAGGATAGTGGTATGATCCCACTATTCAAGTCCCACTTTTCCATAGGGAAAAGCATTCTGACTCTTGCGGAACCGGAGAAGCAAAAGAAAGATGGGCCAGACAGTATCATATCAATAGCCCTAGACAATGGGCTAAAAGATCTCTACCTTGTAGAAGACTCTTTAACTGGATTTTTGACTGCTTTTAAGATTTGCCAAAAGCATGATTTAAATCTTAGATTCGGCCTTAGAGTAAGTATTTGCAATGACTACCAATCGATTGAGACTTCTAAAAGCAAACTAGTACTTTTCGCCTTGAATGACCAAGGCTTTAAAGAGATTAATAAAATCTATACATTTGCCTATACAAAAAATGATGGCGTCATTTCAAATGACGATCTAGTTTCTAAACTAACTCATAATATTTTTGTTTGCGTGCCGTTTTACGATTCTTATGTTTGGAATAATTATCATTATTTTAATAATTGTACTCCTTTTTTTCTTGACAGCATTGACCATGCTTATCTTGCGGAAAATAATAAACTTCCTTTTGACGACATTATTTCGAAAGTGATCAAGTCTAAGGGCAAGCAAGTTATAGAAGCTAAATCAATCTATTATAAGAATAGAGAAGATTACGAGGCTTGGATAACATATAAAATTGCTTGCAGCGGAACAATGGGCAGAAGCCGTACATTATCAGCACCAGACTTATCTGATTGCGGCAGTAAAGAGTTTTCATTCCAATCTTGGAAGGAGGCATCATGAACGATCTTTTAAGACAGAAAATTAATCAGAAGTACGTTGTATTTGATACTGAAACCGAGGGGCTGTCTCTAACCGATTCTCGCCCTTGGCAGCTTTCTTGGATTGTCTGCAAAGGAGAAGACATCATTGAACAATACGATGAGTTTGTTCACTACCCCGATCTAAATGTTTCTGCTGACGCAGCAAGAATTACAGGCTTTAACCATGGCAGTTATCTAGCCAAAGCCAAGCCTCCGCTGGATGTTTGGAAGATGTTTTCTAAGTTTTTGTATGACGAGAACTATATTCTTGTCGGTCAGAATATCTTGAATTACGACATTTATATTCTGAACACGATGATGCGGACTATTGGAATCCAGAACAATTGGAGCTTCTTACCGAGAATGCTAGATACAAGAGCATTGGCTACCGCAATGTTTAAAGATATTAAATATTCTGGAGATAGGCTTTCATGGCAAATGAAGCTTATGCACTTTAGAGAAAAGGGGTTAAAGACTAACCAAGCGTTCCTTTTGAAACATTTTGGTATTGACCATGACCCTTCAAAGCTTCACAATGCCTTGTACGACATCACAATGAATTATAAGATTTTCCGTAAGCTGATTATGGGGGTAGAAGTATGAAAGCTTTCCAAGAATCGTTTGAAAAATACAAGAACCCAGTGCCTCCTGGCGTTCGTCTTCCAGAAATTAAGATCGATCCAAGATATTATGCATCTCTTGGTATTGACCCAACCGTTTCAAACTTTGAATTCCTACGGCAGCTTTGCCTCAAGGCTGTCAAAACAAAAGGCATAGACAAACTACAAAACAAAAAAGATTATTATGAGCGAGCTAAATATGAACTGGCAATCTTTGAAGAGCTTGGTTTCGTCGATTATGTTCTGCTTAATTGGGACATTCTTAATTATGCTCATGAGCACAATATTCCTACTGGTTACGGTCGTGGGTCTGCGGCTGGCTCTTTGGTTCTTTTTTTGATTGGCGTTACTAATGTAGATCCAATCAAGAATGGACTCTTCTTTGAGCGATTCGTTTCGAAGAGTCGTGCCAAAAAAATTGTCGTCGAGGGAATCACCTACCTTGACGGCTCTTTGATGCCTGACGTTGATAATGATATTGAGTTCTCAAAACGTCAGGAAGTTATTAATTATATTAAAACAAAGTATCAAGGTAAGACTTGTAAGATTCTTACCATGAACACTTTAACTGGCAAACTTTGCATTAAAGAATGCGGCAAGATTGTTGCCGAAATGACAGAGGACGAAGTCAATGCGGTAAGCGATGTCATCCCAAAACAATTCGGCAAAGTCTTTGCGCTGAAAGACGCTTATGATGAAAGCGAGCAGTTCAAAGCTTTCTGCGACAAGAATCCGAAGGTATTTAAAATTGCAAAAAAGATTGAGGCTCTAAATAAAAATACCGGAGTTCACCCATCAGGCATCTCCATCTCTTATTATGATAACGAAGAGATTATGCCGCTGCAAAAGACTGGCGACGGAGAAATCGTATCGGCTTACGATATGAATAACGTGTCTGAAATTACTGTTAAGTTTGATATTCTTGGGCTGAGAACACTTACAGTAGTTTTCGATACCTGTCAGCGCCTTGGTCTAGATTTTAAGAATCTAGATTTTGATAACTCCTCTACTTACAAGTTCCTTCAAGACTTATCTAATCCAAAGGGACTGTTTCAGATCGAAGCCAATACCAACTTTCACGTTTGCAAAAAGGTGAAGCCGCGCAATATGCTTGAGCTTGCGTGTGTACTTTCACTCGCACGGCCCGGCGCCTTGGACTTCTTAGATCAGTATGCTACTTATGTTAGAACAGGAGACTTCCAATCAGTCCATCCATTCTTTGACGATATTCTTAGTGTGACTGGTGGAATCCCGATCTTCCAAGAGCAGTTGATGAAGATGATTGTTAAGGTAGGATTTACGCTAGACGAAGCTGAAACAGTTCGTCGTATTGTCGGCAAAAAGAAGGTTAGTGAAATGCCAGCTTGGCAGCAGAAGATCAGAGAAAAGATCGCGCAAAATAATCTTGATCCAGCTATCGCTGACGTTCTTTGGAAAGTTGCTGAAGATAGTGCAAACTATTCCTTTAACGCTTCTCATGCGTTTAGTTATGCAACTCTAAGCGCATTAACTACTTATCTTAAATTCAATCACCCTAAAGAGTTCTTTTTGGCTCTCCTTAGATCGTCTAGACACGAACCAAATCCGCACGAAGAGATCGAGTCGATTTCTCAAGAGCTTAGTTTTTTTGACATTCGTCTTCTTCCTCCTGATTTGTCTAAGTCCAAGGCTGATTTTGAAATCCAAGGAGACGATATCCGATTTGGACTTAATGCAATCAAAGGAGTATCAGACAAAGTCCTTTGCAATCTGCTTGAGTTCAGAGATGTTGAGTTCTCAAACAAGATTGACTGTTTCGACGCCGCCAAAGAGGCAGGGGTAAATATCGGCGTCCTATCGTCCTTGATTCAAGCTGGAACGCTTTCGAGCTTCAGCGAAAGACGGTGCAGACTAGTCCTTGAGGCTCAGACATACAATATTCTTACTGATAGAGAAAAGAGAAACGTAAAACTTTTGGCTCCAAAGTATAACTTCGACGTTCTTAACACGATAGCAGAAACAGTAAAAAGCAAAACCGTTGGAGATGATGGAAAGATCTTTATGAAAGATTCTCGTTATGAGACTTTCAAAAATAAGTATCAGTCGTATAAAAAAATCTACGATATGAACAAGCAGTACGAAAAGTTTGCTAACTGGTTTTTTGAACGTCAGCTTCTTGGATACAGCTACACCCATAAGCTCAAGGAAGTATTTTCAGAAGATGATTCTGATCGACTTTCTACAACATACGAAGCTTCTCAAGTAGACATTCGTCAGAATGTTAAAATGGTTGGCGTCGTCAAAGAGGCTCGTAAGAAAGTTAGCCGTGCCGGTCGCCCTTATTTATTTGTTAAAATATCAGATGAATATGGCGAAATGGTTTGCCGACTTACAGACGGAGGCAGAGACGATAAGTTTACAATGTATTACGAAGGTGGCGGCAAGACTCCAAAAGAGGATGACATCGTAATTGTTTATGGGTCGAAGGCAGAGGATTCTATTTTCTTAAATGGCTTGACAATCCTCAGCGAAAAGATTTACACAAGGATGTCACAAGTAGAATCTTAAGTGTAAAATGAATAAAGTGCAAGATATTAACTTTACTCCTAGAGTTAAGAGAGCATTGGACGTAGCCAAGCAGAGATGCTTGGAGAACAACTGGCATGAAATTACTGATGAATTTTTATTACACGCCATTCTCTTTTCGGAGTCAATGATAGTAAATCTTGCATTTCAAAGCGTTAAGATTGAAATCAAAGATGTAGTTCTTGCTCTTTCTAAGACTTTGCCCACTGGCAAGAAGAAAGTTAGCGAAAAAAATGTTAATTTTAGTTCATCTGCTAAATTAATTATCGATAATTCGTATAAAATTTCTCAAAGCTTTAAGCAAAATTATACTGGAGTAGAGCATTTATTCCTTTCGATTCTTAGGCATTCGCCTAGCGTTGCCAAGTTCTTTAAGAAGCATGGCCTTGATATTGCTTTCTTTGCCGATAAAGTAGAAAAAGAATGTAAGCATTTATCTAATCCAGTAAAAAAGCCTATCGAATCACAGCCATCCAAATCTCAGGATTCGCTGTCGGAATTCTGTGAAGACTTTAACGAGAAGGCTTTAGCTGGAGAGTTTGACCATATCTCTTTTAGAGAAAAAGAAGTGGCTCAACTTTCAGAGGTACTTTGCCGTAAACAGAAGAGAAATCCAATCCTTATTGGACATCCAGGTGTCGGCAAGAGTGCTGTTGTTGGACTCATCGCTAAAAAGATCATTAGCTGCCAATGCACAGAGTTTCTTCTTAATAAGAAGATTATCAGCGTTAATCTAAGCGCTCTTATTGCTGGAACAAAGCTTAGAGGAGAATTTGAAGAGCGTTTGACTAAAGTAATGGAACAGATAAAAAAGATTGGTAATGTTATTGTGTTTATCGATGAGGTGCATAACTTGATAGGTCTTGGCAACGATGCTGGTTCAATGGATGGTGCCAATATCTTAAAGTCTTATCTTACTTGCGAAGACATGTCTTTTATTGGCGCTACTACTGAAAAAGAATACGAGGCTTATTTTGCTAAAGATGCTGCTATGAATCGTCGTTTTGAGCCCGTATTTATCAAAGAACCTAATAAAGAGCAGACTCTTGATATCCTTAAGAACTTAAAGGGTTACTATGAATCATTCCATATGATTCTTTATCCAGATAGCGTTCTTGTAGATATCGTTAATGTATGCGACAAATATATCACAAGCAAATATTTTCCAGATAAGGCTATTGATCTAATGGATCAGGTTGGCGCGAAAGTTA